CAAGGGAGGGGAGGGGCGAAAAGTTCCGGACACCGCCAGAAGCAACCTCACACGGTCCTTAACGTGCGCGAAGGTGAAAAATGGGGAGGGGTCTGGGTTGACATATTGAGGCGGGATATGCCTTGACTTATCTATTAATTAGATATATTAATGAATAAATCTAATCTATTTATTAGGATTATAGATAAATATGCCCGCCAGTCAGCACCAAACCTTGAGCGATCTGCCGTTATGGCTGTTTCCGCTGGCCTTTTTGGCGGGGCTGTTTGGCGAGACGTGGCGGGCGGAAGCGGCTGGCCTTGCGTTTGGCGATTTGATCAAGCGTGCCCTGTTGCGCTGCGGTGCTTCTTCGACCTTTGGCATGTGCGCAGGGATGCTGGCGATGGCCTACGGTGCGCATCCGCTCATGGCAGGCGCTTTGACCGGCATGGTGGCGGTTGGTGGAGCCGATATTGCCAGCGCCCTCTATAGCCGCTGGTTAAAACGCAAATTGAGGATGTGCGACGATGAGCCAGCATAGCCATGTCTACCATAACCCGCGCTGGCGCAAGGCACGGCTAAGCTTTTTGCAACGCCGCCCGCTCTGTGTGTTATGCCAGCAAGTGGGACAGGTGACGGCGGCCAGCGTGGTGGATCACATTCGCCCGCACCGGCTGGGGCAAGCGCTGCAAAGCGGCCAGAAGGACAGCATCCAGCAAGCCCAAGCGCTGTTTTGGGATAGCGCCAATTGGCAACCGCTGTGCAAGCCGTGTCACGACCGCCACAAAGCGCGGCAAGAGCGCAGCGGGCAGCTAAAAGGCTGTGACGCGCAAGGCAACCCGCTCAGTGGGGATTGGTGACATGGCAGGCACTGCATTTAGCGGCAGGCGTCCCAAACTGGCCGCGCAGATACGCGCACAAACCCGCACCGCGCCGTCACCGCCTGCAAGCCAACCGATCATTATCCCCGACTGGCTGGACAAAGCAGGCGCGGCGCTTTATGCGCACCTTACGGGGGAGCTTGCCGCGTTAGGTCTGTTTAGCCATCTAGATAGCCAAGCACTGGCGCACTACTGCCAGGCGAGCAGCGACTACATTCGTTTTACCAAAAAAATCCGCGAACTCAACGAGGAGGAAGACGGCGCGGGCGATCTGCATAGGCAGGGCGACAGCTACCAAAACATCCACCCGCTGCACGGCTTGCGCGACCGCGCGGAAAAGCGCGCCGACACCCTTGCCAAGCAATTTGGCCTCACGCCGCTGGCACGCAAAGCGCTGGCCGATCTGATCAAAGCCCAAGAAGACGGCGATGCCGTGGAGGGGCGTTTTTTCAGCTAATGAAAAAAGACCGCGTCAGCGCCTACGCCCACGCCGTGATAAATAGCGAAATACAAGCAGGCAAACCGGTTAAAAACGCCTGCCAGCGGCATTTGCGCGACCTTAAAAACGGCAAAGCACGCGGCATACTCTTTGATTTAAACGCAGCCCTTCACGCCATCGACTTTTGCGAGCAAGTATTAATACTCAACGGCGGCGAATACGAAGGGCGGCCCTTTAAATTAAACCCGTGGCAAGCCTTTATTATTGGCAGTTTATTTGGCTGGAAGACCAAACACGGGCACCGCCGTTTTAAAGTCGCCTATATCGAGACCGCCAAAGGCAGCGGCAAAAGTCCATTAGCGGCGGCAATCGGCTTATACGGCATGCTGGTCGATAAAATGCCCCGAGCCGAAGTCTATGCGGCGGCGACCAAAAAAGACCAAGCGAAAATACTGTTTAGAGACGCGGTAGCGATGGTTGACCAGTCGCCCTATTTAACTAAGCGCCTTAAAAAACACGGGCGCGGCACCAACTGTTATCAATTAGAGCACGAACAAAGCGGCAGCTTTTTTAAAGCGATCAGTTCCGACGACGGACAAAGTGGCCCGCGCCCGCACATTGTATTATTGGACGAAATCCACGAACACAAAAACGCCCACGTCATCGACATGATGCGTGCCGGAGTTAAAAAAGACCCCAATGCCCTGGTCATCATGATTACCAACAGCGGGCATGATAGAAATAGTGTGTGCTGGCATTATCACGAATACGGCCAAAGTATTGCCAGCGGCATGAATCAGGACGATAGTTTCTTTGCTTATATCTGCGCACTGGATGAAGGCGACGACCCGCTCAATGATGAACGCTGCTGGGGCAAAGCCAATCCCAGTTTAGCCTATGGCCTGCCGGGTTATGATTACTTGCGCAACCAGGTGCGCGAAGCCAAAGGCATGCCATCCAAACAAAGCGTTGTTAAACGCCTTAATTTTTGCCAATGGGTAGACGCGGCCAATCCGTGGATCAGCAGCGATATATGGTTAGCCTGCGAACAAGACTTTAGCCTGGACGATATTGATCAAAATGAACTTTGTTATGGCGGTCTTGACTTATCCGGCGCACGGGATTTAACCGCCTTTGCCCTCTATTTCCCCAATCTGGGTCTTGCCGCCGTTGAATTCTGGACGCCCAAAGACACCCTTTACGAGCGCAAAGAAAAAGACCGCGTGCCCTATGATATTTGGCTGGAACAAGGCCATATTCATGCTGAGCCGGGCAGCCTGATTGATTACGGCTATGTGGCCGCGCGTATTGGCAAACTCAACCAGCGCTTTAATATCAAAAACATCGCTTTCGACAGCTACCGCATGGACGAACTGATGCGCGCCGCCGAAGGGCAAAACATCAAACTCAATCTTATTCAACACGGCCAAGGCTACTTTAAAGCCGAAGGCAGTAAACTATGGATGCCGCGCTCAATTGACCTATTGGAACAAGCGTTAAAAGACGGCCAATTAAAAGTCGCGAAAAACCCCTGCTTAAGATGGAACGCGGCCTGCGCCACAGTGATTAGCGACAGTCAGGAAAACCGCAAATTTAATAAACTTAAACAAAACGGGCGGATTGACGGCATTGTTGCGCTGGCGATGGCCGTGGGCGTATCCGATTATCAAAGTGCGCCCAAATTCGATTATAATGCCTATATTAAAGCCAATCACGGACTACGCTTTATATGAAGCTTAAAGGCTGGTTCAAGTTTGCCCCTAAAGGTGCGCCAAAAACAATTAAAAAAGGCTTGGCCGAATTATTAAAAGGCAGCGGCCTTGTCACCGACAGCGGTCAAACCGTCACCGCACAAAGTGCCTTGCGGCAAATCACCGTGTATAACTGCATCCGTGTATTATCCGAAAGCACCGGCATGCTGCCGTGCAAACTCTATCGCAAAGACGGCGGCACTATTACCGCCGCCGATGAACACCCGTTATCACGCGCCATCAGCATCGCGCCCAACGACTATATGACCGCGCAAGAATTCTGGGAGCTGGTCATTATGCACCTGTGCTTGCGCGGCAACTTCTATGCGCACAAAGTGCAATCAAAAACCAGCGGGCGACTGGAACTGCACCCGATAGCGCCGGAAACCGTCACCCCACAAATGGACGAACGGCGCAGACTGTTTTACCAAGTCAAAGACGGCACTACCGAAAAAACCTTGACGCAACAAGACCTCTGGCATATCCGCCTAAGCAGCATCGACGGCATCAATGGATTAAGCCCGATCACCCAAGGCGCTGGGGCACTGGGCTTAAACCAGGCCATCAACCAACACAGCGCCCGCTTTTTTGTGAACGGCGCACGCCCGAGCGGCATCGTCAGCATACCGGAAGCGCATATAGACGATGATGCGATAGAACACCTGCAACACCAATTTAACGAACGCTATGCGGGCAGCGGCAACACCGGCAAAGTCCTGTTTTTTCCGCAAGGCATGCAATGGCAAAACCTGTCATTAACCGCGCAAGATGCGCAATTGATTGAAAGCCAAAAACTCACCGAAGCGCAAATCTGCGGACTGTTTCGCGTGCCGCCGCATTTGATTGCCAATATGGAAAAAATGACCCTCAACAACATCGAACATATGGGCATGCACTTTGTTAATTTTGCCTTGGTGCCCTATTTAACGCGCATTGAAAAACGCATTCTTGTTGGATTGCTGGACGAGACCGAACAACCGCGCTACTACGCCAAATTCAACACCGCCGCCTTGATGCGCGGTGATTTAAAAAGCCGCTATGAGGCTTATGCCATTGGCCGCAACTGGGGCATTGTCAGCGCCAACGAATGCCGCGCCAATGAAGAACTTAATCCCCGTGCAGGCGGCGACGACTATTTAACCCCGCTGAATATGACCAGCGGTAACCAGGAGGCACCCCATGACTAACCGGCTGGACTTCCCGCTCAATGTAAAACGGCTGGAAGATGGTGGCGAATTTGAAGGCTACGCCAGCGTCTTTGATGAACAAGACCGCAGCGGCGATATTATTGAGGGCGGTGCCTTTGAAAAAAGCCTTGCCCATTGGAAGCAAATCAAATCCCTGCCGCCGCTATTATGGCAACATAATCACGAAGAACCGATAGGCGTCTTTAAAGCCATTGAAGAAGACGCCCACGGCCTGCGCGTAAAAGGCCAGCTTTTAATTGACGAAGACCCCAACGCCAAACGCATCTACGCACACCTCAAAGCCGGTAGTATCAAAGGGCTTTCGGTCGGCTTTATTCTCAAAGACTACGAACGCAGCAAAGAAGGCTACAATATTAAAGAGGCAGACCTGGTTGAAATATCCCTAGTCACGGTACCGGCCAACCGCAGCGCCCGTATTATCAACGTTAAAGAGTATTTGCAGCAGGGTGAACTGCCACCGCCTGCCGATATAGAAAAAATCCTGCGCGACGCCGGATTTTCCCGCAAACAAGCCAAAGCCTTTATGGCAGGCGGCGCTAAAAACCTGTTACTGCGCGATGCAGATAGCGAAAGCGAAGCCTTAACTAAAGCTTTGTCTTATTTTAAATCCCTAAACACCTCATTCGCCTGAAGGAAAATCCCATGTCCAGCGAACTGCGCAGCGAAAACATCCTTAAAGACATTAAAGACGTCACTGAAGAATTTAAGGCGGGCTTTGAACACTTTAAAAAAGCCAATGACGAACGCCTTACTAGCGGCTTATCCGGCCTGTCCGGCAAAGTGGATAGCCTTAACGAAAAATTAAGCGAACTGGAAGCCGCCAAAAAAAGCCTTGAGCAAGAAATCATCGAACTCAAACGCCCGTCCTTTAATGGCAATGCGCCGGATAGCTACCAAAAAGCCTTTAATGACTTCGTTAAAACCGGCAACACCAGCGACGAACTCACCACCAAGGCCTTTGACAGCGGTTCCAGCCACGGCGGCAGCTACGCCATCCCCGAGCAACTCGATAAGCGCATTATCGAACTGCTGCGAAGTGAAAGCCCGATGCGCAGCGTGTGCGACCAAATCACCGTAGGCACGCCCAACTATCGCCGCTTGGTCAATATAGGCGGCGCGGCATCCGGCTGGGTCGGTGAAATCGATGCACGGCCAGAGACCGGCGCACCAAAACTCGCGGCCATTGAAGCCGTGATGGGCGAGATCTACGCCAATCCGGCGGCGACGCAAAATGTGCTGGATGATGCGTTTTTTAATGTCGAGCAGTGGCTACAAAACGAAGTGCGCCGCGAGTTTGCCAGCAAAGAGGGCGAAGCCTTTCTAAAAGGCGACGGCAACAAAAAACCCAAAGGCCTGTTGGCGTATCCCACCAACGAACAAGCGGACAGCGTGCGCCCGTTTGGCACCCTGCAACTGGTTAAAAGCGGCGGCAACGGCGCAGTGACGGGCGATGCCCTGATCAACCTCATTCACCAGCTTAACCAAGGCTACCGCAATAACGCGGTGTGGATGATGGCAGGCTTGACCGTGGCCTACATCCGCAAGCTCAAAGACGCCGACGGCAACTACCTGTGGCGACCAGGCATTGAAGCAGGGCAGCCATCGACCTTGTTTGGCCGCCCGATTGTCGAAAACGAAGACATGCCGGGCTTAAGCAAAGACGCGCACGCGATACTGTTCGGCGACTTTAAACGCGCCTATACGATTGTAGACCGCAT